ACAACAGAAAAAAATGCCGTGTCAATTTATGATTATGAAAATGATTTAAATGAATCTAAAAGAGAAATCAATTTAATCAATTCTGCTTATGTTTCTGAAATGGAAACACAGTATCAGGCATTGGTAAGATAACACATGGCAGGCACAACAAATATAGGTTACGCAACAGACTATCAATTAGATAGTATAACTTTAGTAACATCATTACAGAATGGTGTTATTAATATGTTGCCATTTATGGTAGAATTGAATTTATTTGAAGATATTTACAGTAGTACAATTTCTGGTGAATTGGTTGTTTCTGATGCTTTAGGTTTAATATCAAATTTTAGGTTGAATGGCACAGAATTTTTACAAGTCACATTAAGAAAAACAACAAATGATGACCATCCAATTCAAAAAAATTATAGAATTTATAAAATATCAAACAGAACAACAAATGAGAATAATGCCTATGAAGTATATACAATTAATTTTTGTTCCGAAGAATTTCTTTTAGCTGAACAATATAGAATATCTAAAGCTTTTAAAGGTACTGAAATATCAAGTATTATTAAAAATATATTGACAAAGTATGTAAAAGTTGGCATTGGTGGTGGAACAAAATTAATCAATATTGAATCTACACTAGGTACCTACGATTTTATATTACCTAACAAAAAATTATTTGAAACTATTAACTGGTTGGCTACATATGCATTACCCAAAAATGGTGTAGGTGCTGATATGTTATTCTTTGAAAACCGAGATGGCTATTATTTTAGATCATTACAAACATTGTATAGTCAAAAACCTTATCAAACTTATAAATTTGATCCAAAAAATATAAGTAACGAGTTGAATCAACAAGTAAGTAACGTATTTAATTTTGAAGTACTGGATTTTTTTGATACTCTTGGTGTTATTGTTAATGGCACTTTTGCTAATAGAGTTATTACTATTAATCCATTAACTCGTACTTACAAAGTAGATAATGATTTTAATTATGCAGATTATTTCAATAGAACAGAATCACTAAATGGCCATCCTGCTATAAATGATTATCGAAATAGGTTTGGAAAAACATTATACGATAAACCTCCAGCCGAATTAGAAGTTGGAACATTGAGAATGGCAACAGAAAATACTGAGATGAAAAAGAATAAGTATATCTCACAGTTTCCGGATACTGTATCTAACGATATTAATATACGAAAATATATGCCCAATAGAGTCGCACAAATTGCTTTATCCAACTATACAAGAATAAAAATTACAGTCGCAGGAGACGCTAGTTTAACCGTAGGAAAAACTATAACATTCAATACCTATGAAATGAATGGAACAATAGAAAGAAAATTGGATCCAACATATTCTGGTAAATATTTGATAACTGCTGTTAGGCATATCATAAAAAACAATTCCTATATAACTATATTAGAAATGGCTAAAGATAGTGTTAGTGTTTCTTATGTAGCACATAATACTCAAAATTTACAAAAATTAGTTGATGGTAAATCATAATGACAGATCGTAATAATTTTCTTGGTGTGAATTCATTTATTTGGTGGGTTGGTGTAGTTGAAAACCGAAATGACCCTTTGGGTTCCGGTCGTGCACAAGTTCGAATATTTGGTTGGCACACTCAAAATACTAGTCAACTACCAAAAGATGATTTGCCATGGGCAATGCCAATGTACCCCATCAATGCTCCAAATACTTTTAGCAAACCTAGAGAAAAAGATTGGGTAGTAGGATTTTTCATGGATGGAGAATCTGGACAGATGCCTATTATGATGGGAATATTACCGGGCATCAATGAAAATAACGTGAAAAAATAAGAGGATAAAATGGCAGAATTGGATGCAAAAACAATTATTGAAATGGTCGAAGGTTATTGTAAACCTCCATCTACTTCTTCTGGTGCGTTACCAATTGTTAGCACTAAAAAAACAAACGCAACTTCAAAATTTAAAGATGAGAACAATACTCAAGGATCCACCAACATTTCGATTTATGCAACTGGTCTAGCGGCAAATTCTGACACACTTTTAAAAAAATCCAATATGACTATTTCACATGCGTGTGATAGTAGCACCTATGTTGGTGGAATGATTAAACAAGTAGGTGTTTATGGTGGACGAATAGTTCGAGCAATTCGTGATGCAATTCAAGCAATATTGAGAGGTCTTGGATTTAGTCCAAGTACATCAGGTTATGTTTCCAAATTACAATATTTTGCTCAATGGTTAAAAGATAGGATAGATGAACTAAAAGAAATTCGAGATTTTTTACAAGGATATATTGTTTTTATTGCAGATGTTAGAAAAGCAATTGCATATATTTTAAGTCTTCCAGTTTGCTTGTTAAAATATTTTCAAGATTGTTTAGTAGAATTACGCAAACAGTTAGTAGCAGGATTTCAACAAGCTTTAGCTGGTGTGGGAAATCCATCAGATGCGGCTTTAAAAGAAGCGTCAGATGCTCTTAAAGATACACAGAAATCAATTGATGATGGAATAAAACAAGTAAAAGAAACTGTAGCTACGGCTGGAGATTTAGTCAAAGAAGCTACAGGTCTTACTGGTGATATAATATCCGCTCCCGCTACATTGGTATCCGCTGCATCGGCTGCCGCCAGCTCTGCGGCCGCAAGTGTGATGAGTTCAGTTACAGATATGTCTGGTGTAGCTTCAACAATAACAACAGCAAATCCGACTAATCTAGCAGCTTCACAAGTATCCAGCTTTAACACTACACCTTCAATGGCATAATTGGAATAATATAATGGCAGACATACAAGAACCAATCTCGGCATATAAAGCACAGTATCCTTTTAATAATGTGATGCAAACCGAATCTGGACATGTTCAAGAATTTGATGATACTCCTGGTGCAGAAAGAATAAGAACACAACACAGATCCGGAACATTTACTGAATGGCAACCTGATGGCACAGAAGTTCATAGAATCGAAGGAAAAGGGTATAGAATTGTTGCTAAAGATGATAATGTAATTATTAAAGGAAAATGTAATATTCAAATTGATGGAAATGCTGAAATAACAGTTAAGGGTGATGTTAAAACTAATATTCAAGGTAGTTCTGAAACTGTTATCGAGAAAGACTATAGCATTCTCGTAAAAGGAAATTATACGGTTAGTTCTGGAGATAAATTAAAAATATTGGCTCCAAGTACGCTTGGAGGAATATCTTTAACAACTCCTGGCGCTGTAACATACAATAGTGATCTATATGTTCATGGAAAAATATCAGGCAAATCAATTTTTTCTGAAAATGACCTCAGTTGTGCAACAGGACTTAGTGTTGGCATTATTAGTGAAGATAATCCCGTAGCTTGCTTTGCTGGTATTACTACTCTTGGAGGTATTAATGCTGGACCCGTTTCAGGCTCAGGAAAAAATCCGCCTATTCCAGGTATTGTAAAAGCGGATGCTTTAGTTACTGCACCGGCAGTTGTTGGAACAGTAATTGTAACCAGTCCAATTGTTTTTGGTGGACTTTTACTAGATCCTTTTGGTGGAGCTCCTGCAATAAGAGCAATATATACTACACACAAACATCCTGTTGGAAATGGATCTACTGGATTACCTGTAGCACCTATGCCTTTACCCTAAAGAAAGAATAATATGTCAGTTTTTGATAGATTTGGTTTAAATTTTGATACAACAAGATTTGGTGATGCCCATAATTTGAGTAGTGATGCTTCAAATACTATGAATTTAATTGCTAGTACAAGTGGAAAATTTTCTGATTGGCAAATATCTTCATTGGAAGCTGGACCAATCGAAAGAACAGAATATTTTCAAAATCCAACTGCAACCAACATTATTAGTATATTAAGTAGTGCAGATTTAATTTCTGTTACTGCCAATACTTGTAATTTGTTTAGTTTACAAGCAGCTGCTGATAATTTAACAATAGAACTTAATAAATTCTTATCTCATACCGATAACATATCTGGTATAGTTACAGTTACAGACCAAAGTGTACCATCTTATGATACTGCAATTTCCTTTGGTCAAATGTCTATGATGAATTTATCAAAATCTAATGAATCACAATCAAATACTGATGTTATGTTGGGTTGTTTTACCAGTTTGTTTATATCAGATATTATAGAAGCAAATGCAAACACATTAATTTATTATTCAAATAAACTTGCTGATAGTGTTACCGCCAATACAGATAATGTTGAAAATATTACTTATAGTTCAAATTTATCTATTATGGAATTGGCCAATATAGAAAATTATTGTATTAGCACAGGTGATATATTAAATATAAGAAGGACTCAAGATTGGTCTTTTTATCAAAACACTTTGCAAATTTCTAGGGATGCTGGTTTTCTACAGCAATTCAATAATATGGGAGGTACTCAGTCATATTTGGTTAAAAACATTATCGGAACGCCAACTTTAGTACAAAATTTAACGGCTAATACCACCAACACATAATAAATAATAGATGGCAAATAAGAACCACATATACGCAGATTTAGATTTAACCTTTCTCCGACAACCGGCGACTGGTGATGTTGCTATGAAATACGATGAACAAGCGGTTATTAGGTCGGTCCGCAATCTTTTATCCACAAATAGATATGAAAGATTATTTCAACCAGAGATTGGAAGTTCTCTAAACGCCTTATTGTTTGAACCTGTGTCACCATTGACTGCCAATCTAATAGAAGATGAGATTGTTCGAATGATTAAAAATTACGAACCTAGAGTGACAATCAGTCAGGTTATCGTAAATGCGCAACCAGACAGTAACGCCTTTAATGTTTCATTATACGTTATCATTGGAAATCAAACATCTCCAACAGCAATTAACCTCATATTAACAAGGACCAGATAATGGCCGGAGCAAATTCTAGTATACAGATGACAGACCTTGATTTTAATACAATCAAGAGTAACTTTACAAATTATCTAAGAGGACAAGACACATTCAAAGATTACAACTTTGAAGGTTCTGGTATGAACGTACTTTTAGACGTTCTTGCATATAATACGCAATATAACGCATACTATCTGAATATGGTAGCAAACGAGTTGTTTTTAGATTCTTCAGTACAGAGATCCTCTGTTGTTTCTCATGCAAAACTGGTGGGTTATACACCTAAGTCAGCAATAGCACCAACGGCTGAGGTTCAGGTTGTGTTTACTAATGTAAATGATACATCATTGACTTTACCAGCTTATTCCAGTTTTTTATCATCTTCAATTGATGGTGTAAATTATACCTTCGTTAATACTGATTCATATACAGTAAATGTGGTTAACAATACGGCAACTATTGATAATGTTAAGATTAAACAAGGTGTACAATCATCTTCTTCATTTGTTGTAGATTCTTCTACGAATCCAACATTTACTTTTGAGATTCCAGATTCTACGATTGATACAACCACACTCCAAGTTTTGGTTCAACAATCTTCATCAAATACACAATATGAAATTTATAATTTAGCCACAAATTTTTTAACTTTAACTTCCGAATCTAAAGTATACTTTTTACAAGAATCACTAAAAGAAACATATGAAATTTATTTTGGTGATGGTGTTTTAGGTAAAAAATTAAATGATGGTAATATTGTTAATATAACATATCTTTCAACAGAAGGTACTGCTGCGGCGGCTGCCAATAGTTTTGTATTGATGGATTCAATTGCTGGTTATTCTGCTTCAGCCGTAAATTCAATATTTGAAGCAACTGCCGGAACAGTCAAAGAATCTATTGATTCTATCAAATATCAAGCACCAAAATCTTATGCAGCACAAAAACGTGCGGTAAGTAAGAATGATTACATTGCTGCAATTCAACAAAATAGTTTAGGTATTCCTTTGGATGCGGTAAGTGTTTGGGGTGGTGAACAAAACAATCCACCTGTTTACGGTCAAGTATTTGTGTCAATGAAACCTACAGGTGCTCAAAACTTAACGACCACACAAAAACAAAGAATTATCTCAGAAGTAATTACACCAATTTCAGTTTTGACTGTTACACCAACCATTGTTGATCCGGATTACACATTTATTAAATTAAATATTAATTTGATTTATGATACAACAAAAACAACACAAACATCTTCACAGATTCAGGCTGGTGTAAAATCTGCGGTACAAAGTTTTGCTTCTAGAACTTTAAATAGTTTTAATGCCACATTGAATACTTACGATTTGTTGAATACGATTCAAGGATATAATCAATCTATCATTACCAGTGAATTTGGTATTGAATTACAGAAGAAGATTTATCCTAACTTATCAACACCAACGACATACAAATTATATTACAACACTCCGTTACAAGCTGGAAGATTTTTGACTGGTGTTAATAGTACTCCTGCGTTGTCATACAGAAATCCAACCAATCTAGCTAATACAATTACAGATATATTCATTGAAGAGATTCCATCAACAACGAATGGTGTAGATTCTATTTCCGTTATTAATCCAGGTTTTGGTTATCAATATGAACCTACTATTACTATTTTAGGTGATGGTACAGGTGCTACAGCACACGCAGTACTCTCAGGTGGAACAATTAGAAATATTGTTATTGATACTCCAGGTTCTGGTTACACGAGTGCAATAGCACAAATTACACCAACATCAGGTGATACAACTGGACAATTAGGTGCTGCCGTAGTGAATTTACAAGGTCGTTATGGTACACTAAGAGAATATTATTATGATACGAATGGTGTAAAAACAATATTCAATTCAAATGTTGGAACAATAGACTATCAAGAAGGTGTTATCACTTTATTATCATTTAATCCATTGAATGTTGATGATCCATTGGGACAATTAACCATATCTGCAACACCAACAACTACTATCATTTCTTCAGA